GAACCAATAGAAAGAACCAATTGGAAAAAACCGATTGAAGTCAATACAAGTTACATAGTTTAATATGGTAAAAAAAGATAAAGAAATTCAAGACATAGAATTACAAGGTATATTAGGAAGCCAAATAAGAAATTCATTAGGTTATCTAGGCGGCGAATTATCTTCGCAAAGAAGAAAATCCATTGAATATTATTTAGGCGATAAACTTGGAACGGAAATAGATGGCCGTTCACAAGTGGTGTCAACTGATGTTTCGGATACTGTTGAAAGTATCTTGCCAAACCTATTAAGGGTATTTACCGCTTCCGATAAAGTTGTGCGTTGCGATCCGGTTACGGCGGAAGATATTGAAATTAGCGAACAAGCTACGGCATATTTAAATCATGTTTTTTATAAACAAAATGATGGCTTTTCATTGCTATATAATTTTTTCAAAGATGCATTAATTGAAAAAAATGGTTTTTTAAAAATTTATTGGGATGAAAGCGAAACAATAGAACATGAAACTTATAGAAACTTAACACCGGCTGAAAAAGAAGCATTAAACGATACCAAAGATGAAATAGAAGTTATTGAAGAAGAAACTATTGTTGACGAAGTTGTAAAAGAACAACAAGAAATGGCTAGACAACAAGCCGAACAACAAGGCGTAGATATTTCAAATGTAGAATTTCCTGAACCGGTTTTATATAATTGCAAAATTAAAAGAATTAGAAAACAAGGCCAAGTAAAAATAGAAAGCATACCGCCGGAAGAATTTTTAATAGAAAGAAAAGCTAAAACAATCAAAGACGCTGATTTTGTTGCCCACAAAGTTTATATGTCAAGAAGCCAATTAATTGAAATGGGTTTTGACGAAGAAACAGTTAATAATTTACCGGCTTCACAAGACCAAAATTTTAATACCGAAGATGTTGCAAGAACAAGAAACATTGAAAGTTATAATTTAGATACGCCTACCGATAAATCTACGGCAAAGATACAAGTTTTTGAAACTTACATAAGATACGATTACGATAATGATGGTATTGCCGAACTCCGAAAAATTATTTGTGCCGGAGAAGACGGACATTTTATTTTAGAAAATATGCCATGCGATAGTATTCCGTTTGTAACAATTACACCTATTCCAATGCCGCATAGATTTTACGGAAGAAGTATTTCAGAATTAGTAGAGGACATTCAATTAATGAAATCTACTGTTATGCGTCAACTTTTAGATAATATGTATCTTACAAATAATAATAGGGTTGCCATAATGGACGGAATGGTCAACATGGACGATTTATTGACTACTAGACCAGGCGGTGTTGTTAGAACTAAACAACCACCAGGCCAAGTTATGCAACCGCTTCAAGCACAACCTATTTCAAATCAAGCGTTTCCAATGTTAAGTTACTTGGATTCGGTTAGAGAAGTTAGAACCGGTATATCAAAACAAGTTCAAGGATTAGATCCAAATACTTTAAACGCAAAAACAGCAACAGGTGTTAATGCGTTAATGACACAAACACAAATGCGTTCGGAATTGGTAGCCAGAGTGTTTGCTGAAACCGGCGTAAAAGATTTATTTAGAAAAATATTTGAACTAATGGTTAAATATCAAGACAAACAACAAATAATTGAACTTAATAATACATACATTCCGGTTAAACCTACGGAATGGAAAGACAAATTTAACATAAATATAGTTGTTGGCTTGGGTACAGGTTCAAAAGAACAACAAATTATCATGCTAAACAATATTTTAGAAAGACAATTACAAGCATTTAATCTTCAAGGCGGTAAAGAAATGCCAATGGTTACATTAAAAAATATGTATAACACATTATCTAAAATAATTGAAAACGCAGGGCTTAAAAATGTGGACGCATACTTTGTAAATCCGGATATTGGCAAACAACAAATGCCACCTCCACAACCACCGCCATTAACACCTATTGAAAAAATAGAATTTACTAGAATTAATTCGGAAGAAAAACGAAAAGTTGCGGAACTTGAATTAGAAAGATTAGAATTACAACAAAAAATTCAAGAAATGCAATTAGACTTTGAAACTAAAATGAAAGAAATGGCCTTGAAGTACAATACACAAATTGATACAGCAAAAATTAAAGCCGAAGCCGATTTAGATAAGTTGATGGTAGCAGGAAATAGCAAGATACTTGAACAAGCCCAAAAATCTGCTAATATGCTTTCCCAACAAGTCAAAGGATTAGATGGAAACGAAAGACCAGACGCTCAGGGAAACGGAAGTAAGCCGCTCCCAACAAGCGAAACAATTACTGGACAATAAACTTTTTCAAGAGGCCACAAAAACTCTTAAAAAAATTTATTCCGAAGCCCTTTTAGAAAAAACAGGGGCTAAAGAAAGCGAAACAAGGGAAAAACTTTGGATCGCTTATAATGTTGTTGGTAAAGTAGAACAACATTTTAAAAGTATTCTTGAAACCGGTAAATTAGCGGAAAAACAATTAGAAGAATTTCGCAAAACCGAAAAAGAAAAAAAATTTTAACCAAACAAGGTTAAAATAAGCCAAGTCAAACGACAGCTTAACAATAGGAGATGACTTTATGTCAGATACAAACCCATTACTGAATAATTTTTCAGTACAAGGTGCTGCAAAATCTATTGAGGGAATATTAGACCCTAATACGGCAACTATCAAACCTCAAAAAGAAGCAACACCGGTTGAACCAAAAGAAACCGAAGCGAAAGCCGAAGACAATCAAGAAGTTCAACCACAACCAGAAGCTCAACAAGAAGAAATTCAAGAAGCTCCTGTAGAAGAAGAAGCTCCAGAAGAGAGTGCTCTTAAAGAACAAGAAACAGATTTACACCAAGTTATTGTTAATGGTGAAAAAATTGATGTTGACCTTGATGAATTAAAAGCAGGTTATCAAAAGGATGCCGATTACAGACGAAAAACGGAAGAATTAGCTTTATCAAAAAGAGAGCTAAAAGCGGAAGAAGATCGTTTGAAAAACCAGTATTCGACCAAGTTGGACGATTTAAATTCACTTGTGTTGACTTTGAATGCTGAAATAAACAACGATATGAGTTCTAAAGAACTTGACCAATTATGGGAAGAAGACCCAACGGAAGCGGCGAAGCTAGACCGTAAGATACGAAGAAGAAAAGAAACTATTACTTCGGCTCAACGGAAATTAAGAGAACATCAAACTTCGCAATTTCAAGAATTGGTGTCTAAAGAAAAGCAACGGATTGCTTTAAAATATCCTGAGCTTTACGATCCTGTTAAAGGTCATACTTTAAGAACTAATATGACGAATTATTTATTGGGCAAAGGTTTTAATCAAAACGAAATAAGTTCAATTTATGATTCAAGACAGTTTGACATCATAGTAGAAGCTATGAATTACCAAACTAACAAAAAGTTGAAACCAACTTTAGTTAATAAAAAAGTCAAGCCGTCAAAAGTTGTAAAATCAGGTGTCAAAACAACTAAAGAAGAACTTAACTCCCAAGATAGGTTGAATAAATTTAAATCGCTTAAAAAATCTGGTTCAGCAAAAGATGCTACGGATTTGTTATTGCGATACATTTAACAACAACTTAACAAATAGGAGAAGAAAATGGCTGTATTTCAAACTTACCAAACAGTCGGCATAAGAGAAGATTTGGCGGACATCATTTATTCGATTTCCCCAACTGAAACACCTTTTATGTCAGGAGTTGCTAAAGCTAGAGCAACTAACACTTCCCACCAATGGCAAACTGATGCGTTGGCTGCAGTTGCAGCAAACCATGCTGTTGAGGGAGCTGATATTACTTACGGAACTATGTCAGCAACAACTAAAGAAGAAAACCACACTCAAATATCTACAAAAGGTGTGCAAGTTTCTGGAACAAACGAAGCCGTAACTTCAGCTGGAAGAGCTAATGAATTAGCTTACCAAGTTGCTAAAGCAGCAAAAGAATTAAAAAGAGATATGGAAACAGCTCTTTTATCTAATGTTGCAAAAGCTGCTGGAAACGCAACAACTTCAAGAAAGTTAGGCGGTTGCCAAACTTGGATTGAAACAAATGTTGACGCTGGAGCAGGCGGATCTGGAAACGGAAACGGTGCTGCTAGAACAGATGGAACTCAAAGAGCTTTTACTGAAGATCAGTTAAAAGGCGTTTTGAGAAGTTGTTTTAACGAAGGTGGAAACCCTAATATGATTATGGTTGGTGCTTTCAAC